CAATCCAGTAATGAAAGTTGGATAGAAAATACGAGACTGAATGATCTTTTTCAGATCAGAAAAATTCCCGAACGGGACAAAGTTATCATCTTTCTGTGGAATCAAGTTAGAAATTTCCCGAGAGGGAATAACGGCAGGTGCTTTAAAGGACTGTTCTAGTTTTTCGGCAACAGTCAAGTCCCATTTGCCACGATTGATTTTATAATCTTCAAGGTGGCGAGTTACGGTTGGGTAACTAATGTCATTTTGAGCGCAGAAAGCACGCACATCAGCCGTGGTGATTTTGTTTCCATAAAGATCTCTCAGGGACTCAACAATAGACACGGTAGACAGCCTGGGCATTCGGAACCTCTTTGGTATGTAGGTATTATAATACAAAAAAAGCGCCCAGGGTGGGCGCTGAGGACAGTTTGAAAATTGTCTCAGGCAATCACTGACACAAATTTGGAAAGGATTTTCTTATTGGTTTTCTTACCACCATAAGATTTTTTGAATGAAGACAGAATCTGAGACTTAGTTGCTTTCTCTGGCACGGAAAATTCAGAAGAAGATTCCAGAGAGTTACCAGAAATACCAATCAATTCACTATACCCCATTATAGAGGAGAAGGTTACAGACTTATCTTTAACCCAAGTCTTCTGGAATTCAATTTCTTTCTCATAGGGAAGAGACATGCGGCGAATCCATGGACGGAAATCACGATTTTCAAGAACACGAATACCAATCATGTTCATTCCAGGAAAACAGTCTCGAACATTTTGAATTAAAACATTAGTAACTTCCCACCATCCATTAGGGATAGGGTAAACGTTACCAGTATTCCTGCAGCGGAGAAATCCATAAGCACCAATACTACGGGTTCCAACATACTCTTCCCCATCGTATTTGCGTTTGATACTAACGTAACGAAGAGAATTGCAAGCCTCACCATCAGTCAAGACAACACAATGAACCTTTTCAGTCTTAGTGCGGGAAGAGAATTCTGGAATGATAGTATGAAGAGATGCAATAGCCTCATTCAAAGGAGTTCCAGAGAGAGTCATGCGATAAGGAACTGTAAAGGGAGTGGACTTGTAGGTATTATACACTTCCATTGCGGTGCCAATCCTGAACATATTTTTAATATGTTGATCAAAGTCCTTTGTCTTAGTAGAAGACGAAAGAATATTCAGCATCGAAAACTCTTGTGGCATTGCAAAGTAACCTTCAGTTTTAGGAGAATGCTGAATAATCAGATTTCCGTCTGCAGCACGGTCGGCTGCACGGGTATTCCAATCAGAGGTAAATGCATAAACCTCAAAAGGAATATTTGTCTTTTTACAAAACCAAACAAGGTTAAACAGTTGCTTTAGAGTTGGCATCATCTGACGATGCATAGAACCAGACCAGTCAAGAACAAAGATTAGACCATGATTCTTACCATCTTTAGTGATGGAGATTCTCTTGAAGAGGTCATCATTGTATTTGTAAGAGTGTAACTTGGAGGTATCAAGAACTCCACTTTTGGAAGTAGATGTTCTAGCATAAGCATCAGCCGATTTCTTACACTCAAACTCCTTCACCAAATAATTGACTTCTCTTTGAGCATCTTTCTTATAATCGGAAAACTGTTTATCAACATCAGAGAACATCGTCTCATAAGACAATCCAGTGCTCTCAATTTCCTTAGACCAGAACTGTTCAATGTAAGAGTGAATTGCAGATGCTTTCACAATCAAACTGTTCAAATCAACCTTAGGGATCTCCATATAGTAAGGATCTCCGTAGTAAGTAGAGTCATGAGACAGGTCTTGAACATTTTGCTTTAGAGAATCAGCAGTTTTAACTTCAGAACCATCTCTTCCACCAGTTTCTGCATTCTTCTCTTGTTCAGCAGTTCCACCATAAGACTCGCTAGTTTCTCCATTCTCCGACTCAGATTCTGAATCAGACTGACCTTCCTCAGAATCAAAACTCTCTGAAGACTGATTACTAGATTCAGACTGGCCTTCATTGGATGTTTCTTTCTCCTTAATAGGAACTTCTTCTTTCTCAGTTTTAGAAAACTTCCAGAGAGCAATGGCAGCTTCTAAAGCATCAGAAAACGTTTCAGCATTAGCAACCATATCAACAATGACTTGTTCTTTATCGGTGAAGTCAATATTGATAAAAGAACCAATCTTAAAGTGCAAGTTCACACGATCAGCAAGACCCATAAGATTGACATCTTCATCTTCAATAGAGAAGAAATCATCGTCATAAAGTTGGTTATATCCACGATAAAAAGTCTTAGGAAGACCAGCATAGCGACGCTTCATCAGTTTCTCAATGCGAGCATCTTCAGTTACATTGACATACTGGTGAGGAACTTTATACTGATTAGATACTTCTTCATCTGGAGTATAAAGAGCGTGGCCAACCTCATGTGCCACAAGCATATCATAAACTTCTTCCGATGCTTTCTGCCACATGGGCAGAGTCAGCACTCTGTTATGAACATCAAAGGAAGCAGTATCGCACTGTTTGTGCTCAACCACAAGATCCTCAGTAGCAAGCAGTTTAGCAAGTTGACCTTTTACTGAGTGATTGACCACAGTGCTTTCCCGAATATGACCGTATTATACGACGAAACCGCCTTGCTAGGGCGGTTCATGTGACACTTTTTAAAGTGGCTCAGTCGTGCTTTTGCTTGACGCAATGCCTGTGGTTTGAGTTTTCGTTTTTGCTCCTTCTTGGAGTGGTGTTGCCAGTTTGGAACTTTCATCGCCCTCTGTGAATCGATTATTATCCTATCACATTAGGAGATGGTGTCAATCCCGTTGTCTCCAGTCATCACTACGATCTTGCTTAAACCAATCTACAATCTCATCAGCAGATTGAAACCCCGTTCTGTGGTTGGATGGGTCGGGGTCACCTAGTCCCATCCTGTTCATAAAATCATCCAGACTACCATCTTGCATGTCTGGATTACTTGCTTGCCTTCTTGCTTTATTGAGAATATCTCTTGCTGAGGTGTTTGCCTTGGCCAACTTTTCAGCCCAGATCATATCAGTTAAATCTACACTTTCCCCAAGAACAATCTTATTGCAGATTTGTTCTAGGCGAAGACGATATTGTGTGGATAACATATTTTCCTTTCGCTGGAGTATTTAGTCTTTGACTAAGCGAGAAAAGGATCCAACCTTTTCAAATGTAATAGTTCCAGCAAACTTGTCGTGCAATTCACTATTATGAGAGATGACAAATACATTAGCATCTTTTATCATGTATCTAACAATTTTTAAGAACTCTTGAGTTCCATTACTGTCAAGTGATGAATCAAAAACTTCATCCATGATAAGAAGATTTGTGTTTACACTGTTTCTAACTCTTGCAACTTCTCTCCAAGTGAATAGCAGAGCCAAGTCAATTCTCATCTTTTCTCCTTCCGAAAAAGAAGCATATGAGAATTTTTCATGAATCGGTGATTGAACCGTTTCGTTGAATTCTTCATCAAGATTGAAATTGATGAAGAAGTCCATCATGCGAATGTACTTATTGACCTTTTGATTAATCAGAGGTAGATACTTCTTAACAATTTGGCGTTTTACACCACCGTCCTTAAGGAGCGAGAATGCAAAATCATTATATTGTAGATTGTTCTTTTCCTCTGATAGGTTTTCGTAACTTAAACTCAGCTCTGCCTTGTACTTTTCTAGCTTGTCATACTCAGAATTTCTATTCTTGACCTGATCGGCAACTCTTTGAATTTCAAGTTCCAGAGTTTTTCTGGATTTATCAAGTTGAGTAACCAAATTTGTGGTGTTAGAAATTTCATACGTTAGAGAAGTAGCCTCCTTTGAGAGTTCGATAAAACGGTTCTCTCTGGATTCTTCTTCCTGTATTTTGTTCTCAAGATCACTGAGACCCTCAACCAGTTGATTTATAGAAGCGTCGAGCTCCGCAATTCTATTTAACCGGTTTTCTTCTTCAATTTCCTGAACACAGGTAGGGCATACCGTATTTTCGTTAAAAAAGATATGTTCCTTTACACAATTCTCCCGTTTGGTATCAATCTTTGCTTTTAAATTTTGCAGTTTCCTAACACTCTTGGGTGCATTAGAAACTTTTTCAATCTCTGTAGTTAAACTTTGGAGTTTATCTTTAAATGAGGATAGGTCTTGTTCAAACTTAGCACGCTCATTAAGATTGTCTTCAATCTTTTGCTTCTTCTCTTCAATAATCTTCTGACCATTCTTGGTGATCTCTTCTATCAACTTACTCTGAAGTTCTACCTTATCAATCAGATTATTTTTTTTGTTATCCAAACTGATAACTTTTTCTCTACCTTGACGAATTCGATCTTTGATGATCATATTCATGGCAGAGAAAATTTTGATATCCAATAGATCTTCGATAACTTCTCTACGATGAGAAGTAGGAAGTTGCATGAAAGGAATAAATCCACTACTTCCTAAAATTACAATCTGAGTAAATGATTTGTAATTTAACTTAAGGATATTTTGTTCAAGCAGTTTCTGGTTTGTTCTATCGTCAGCTTCACGATGAAGTGGTTTCCCATTGACATGAACATCAAAAACGTTTGGTTTGATTCCACGTCTTACCAGATAGTTTTTCTTACCGATTTTGAAGTTAACCTCAACCAAACAATCTTTCTCATTTTGACTGTTTGCCAACTGAGGTTTATTGATGTTCCTGAAAGGCTTGTTGAACAGAACAAAGCACAAAGCATCAAGGAGAGTCGATTTGCCAGACCCATTTTTCCCCACAATAATAGTATGTGGATTTTCGTTTAGGGTTATCTCTGTCCAATAATTACCAGTGGAAAGAAAATTTTTCCAACGAATTTTTTCAAAGATGATCATAATTTATTCTTCTGATCTAGGGGGAATGACAATATCGCCAGGGGTTATAACACTATAACGGTATCCGTTTTCAGCACATGTTTTTACTGCTGTTGCGAAGTTGACTTCTATCACTCTAAGTGAAACATCTTCTTCAGCCTCTAACATCATAGCATATCTTTCGGCATCGTCATCCTCTTCAAAGAAAAACAATACCTTATTTCCATCCTTATCAAGGACAGCATAAGCTCCCTCAGAGTTTTTATGTCCATGAATCAGGATGTACATTATTCGAACTCACATGATAGAGAATAAACGTCTGTGAGAATTTTTTTCAACTTAACTTTGTCCATGTCAAAGTCTGGTTCACAGTCGTCAACGTATCTATTCAAGATGGAAATGGTATTTTCAGTTTCCTCAACTTCGAATTCTTCAGATTCTTGAACACTGTAGTTTTCCATGATCTTAAGATCGGCAACTCCAGCCATGTACAACTTATCAATAAATTGTTCTAGTTTTACATCGGAAGATTTTTCTTTGATGATCAACTTAACATGCTTGTCTTTATAAGGAGTTGCATTAAACACCTGAGGAGAATCATCTCTGTAGTAGAGAATTTCAAACAATGTGTGTGGATTGTTTATTTGTTTCAACTCCAGAGTTTCCGTATCAATAATATGGAATCCCCTAGGATCTTCAACATCAGTCCAGTAAATCTCATAAGGATTTCCGAGATAATGAATGTTGTCAGAGTGTCCTCTGTGATGATAATGCCCAGAGAAGACTTTCTCAAACCTCTGGAATATAGATGGATCATCTCCATGTTCCATCATATAGTTACGATTTGGCCAAAAACCAGATAATTCAAGATGTCCAAACACTACCTTTGCTTTGGTAGCATTAATTATTTCCAAAGTTTTTTCTCTGTTTTCATTATTGATCCAAGGAATCAATAACGCTTCCATTGACCCAATTTTTACTTCAGTAGGGTCAGCATAACAGATGACGTTATCATACTCTCGTAGAAGTAATTCAACAGAATTAAGGTCGTTAGTATCTTTGTAAAAGGCAGTATGATTACCAATAATGGTGTGTACTGGGATCTCAAGATCTCTAAGAATATTGTAGTAATTTTCTTTAGCCCAATTGAGACTCCAAAAGTCAATACCCTTCCTAGCATCAAAAGTATCGCCCATATCGATGACAGCATCGACTGAATCTCTTTTAAGCGTTGGGAAAAAGACTCGTTCATAAAACCTCTGATAATGTTTATGAAGATTTTGATTTCCTTTTCTCGCACCAAAATGTTGGTCGGTAATAATAGCAACTTTCATCGAGAGAGTCTAGTTTGAATATTATCTTTAATGGTATTATAGTCGGAGTGACTACCATACATCACATTATTGTCAACAACCATGACTTCATCATAGCCGTTTCTCTCAATCATCTTATTCTTAATGTCTAGTTGCTTCTTCTCTTTTTGAATGCGGCGCAAGAAAGCAAAGTGAATAATCTGAGTAAAGTATGCAAAGGGATTCTTTGACTTCTCTGGATCGAAATTGTTAATGTACTGCACACAATTTTCAACTCCATCAGAGATCATGTCATCCCTGAACATATAATTGATAAAGTTTGGTTTGTATGACAAATGAGTTGCAATTTTCAAGAAACACTCACCAAGGTAATTCGAAATAATTGGTTTCGGTTCACCTAATTCTTGAGCTTTAGCAACCTTACTCTTGTAGACGATGATTGCCTCAAGAAGTTCTTTGTTGTTGACGTAATGTTCAGATCTTTTCTTGGGCACTATAAACTCCCCACTATCTTGAGGATATTATAACATTTTTTAAGGGGCTTGACAAGGTGTCAAAATACCTGTACAATAACCTTTGTGGAGGTTCAGAGATCAGTTAGAAGCTTCTTTAATAGCTGGAGGAAGTTTAAAGTCTTTCTCAAGTTTACCTCTAGCATCTGAAACCGTACCGAGCGATCCCATCTTGCTGGTGATCTCCGATTCGAATGACCAATCGGGGGATTTCAAGTTAGCAAGTCTTTGTAAAAATTCGTTATAAGAATCAATCAGATCTTCGTTCTCTATTGGATTGATCTCAGTCATAGTGATGACGTTAGAGAGACGGATCATGTAAATATCATCTTCAGGGAGAGTCATCCAGGGTTCAATTTTTGTATGAACCATAATTCCCTTTGTGATGATTTTCATCTTTACGGGATTTTGCAAGATAATAATTGGATCTTCAGGCTCTAGGTCGATGTCGATGAGCGCAAAAATCTCTTCACCTGAAACTAACTTTAGTACTGCATAAAATTCTGTTTCGTTCATTTATCTTTAAGGCTGATGTTTACAATATCATAATTAAACTTCTCTTCGTTATAAATTTTAATCCTTTCTACCAAGTGATTAAGAGTGTAGTTTCTCTTTTTGGCAAAGGAGACATCATCAGCGATGTCGTAAAGTGTTGCTCTTGTTTTATTATTCCCCTTTCTAAGAACTCTACCAATAGACTGAAGATTTCTAACCCTAGATTTAGAAGGCGAAGCAAAAATTACGTTGTGTAGGTTTTTAATGTTAATACCAGTGGAGAATGTTCCATAAGAAGCCACGATGATTGCATCTTCTTCTTTTTCGGTAATTGTCCGTACTTGTTCTCTATCTTCTGTATCAACTCCACCATGTATGAAGAATACCTTGCGGTTTTCTTTTACTGAGGTATTTATTAATTCATAAAGTGGTTGACCATGAGTCTCTACACGATTGAAAAGAATCAATGTGTTTCCTTTAAGATCAAGTGCTAGATTTTTAATGAAGTTATTTCTCTTCTCGTGTCCAATAATATATTGAACTTCATCCTCATATGTTTCAAATTTGTGTGGAGGATGTTTCAATAAAAGAATTTTAATATCAAGTTCAGCAAGATTTTTTTTCTCAATCAACTCACTGGTATTGATAGTCTTGTATGAAGGCCCGAAAAGACCTTCAAGAATCCATTTATGAGTCTGTGATCCATCAAGTGTTCCAGTAAAACCGAAACGATACTTACAGTCACATAACTTGGACATGATACTTATTAGTGACTTACTCTTAAACAAGTGAGCCTCATCTCCAACAACAACTTCAAATCTTTCAAAGTATGTTCTTGGCATCTTGTAAATTGACTGCCAAGTTGTTATAATAACCTGTGCTTCAGAAGTCCTTTCTCTTCCACCATAGACTTTATGGCAATTAGAACCAACGTCCCATCCGTAGTCATGAAAGTCTTTATACATTTGTTCCACCAGTGAAGTTGTTGGAACAACAATCAAGATATCTTTTTTATGCTCAACAAAATATCTGACAATCGAATAGATCATCAGAGACTTTCCAGAAGCCGTTGGTGAGATTAACAGCCTTCTATTGTGTCTCAATGCATCGTAAACGCCATCAACTTGATATTCTCTTGGCGTATGAGAACAAATAGAATTCATGTAATCCTTAACACCCTCTTTCGAAATCATCTCATTGACTTCGAATGGAGTGCCGTAGAATTTATTTTTTGTAAACTCGTATGTATAGTTGTGATCTTTGCAGAATCTGATGAGTTTATCTAACAGACCAACATAAATTTCCCCAGTCTGAATGTTAAACAAACGGATCTTACCATCCCACCATTTGTTTCTATACTGAGGCATATATTTTGCCCCAGGAACATCAAACGTAAATTGATCTGACAGTTCGTAAAAAATATGAGCCTCCGCTTCAACACGGAGGTAAACCTCATTCTTTTTTCCGATAACTAGATGACTCATTCTTATAATCCATTTTGAAATCTCATCCAATCAATAGCATTTTTGATGGCAAATCCTCTGTTGTTGAGTGACTTGATAATCTCTTCTAAGAATTTCAAAAGAGTATCATAATACTTGATCTTAAGAGATATTTTTGATAACTGTTCATCAGCCTCAATGTATCTGATGATTGCATCCTTTTCCCTTACTTTGTATGGGAATGGATCTTGTTCATATACATCGGGATCTGCTTTCCCCGTGTAATAATTCCAACGTTCTAATTTCTTTTTATTGTAACCATCAACTACTTTCTCTCGAAGAAGTGTGGTCGTATTGTATATATCCCAATACTTACAGTGCAGCATTGGAGTTCTTAGGGCCTCGTTGGCAAGATCGTCCTTATCAATCTCGCTATCCTTTTCCCACATTTTTTGAACTTCATCAAGACTCATCATAAAGTAAAAATTCGAGGTTAATCTACAAAATCAGTCGTTAGTCTATTTCCTGACATATCGTTGATGGTAAAGTAAGTATACTTGAAACTTACCGTTGCTGTAAAGTATTCCGTATCCGTCGCTGTAGCGTCAAAGTCTAACCCAGTGAGAGAATATGGAAACAGGTCTTTGAATCTTACCTGATGCAGTGGATTGAACATACTGCTAAGAATAATCAAAGAACCATCAGAATACTGTTGATTGTAATCTGGTGGTGCAGTATTTTTATCAGATCTTGAAACCAACTCTGGATCACTGACTAGATCTTCAAATTGGTTACCCGACTCTGGAAATCCAAGTCCAAGCAACCAGTTATGAATTGACATATAGTTTTCTAGGTTTTCATCAACCAGAAAACTAATAGTGAGATCTCCGTATTCCAGTTTATCTCCAGGAACGGGAACATCTTTAAGATAGGATGGTTGATTTGCAATACCCAAACTTAACTCGGGCAATCCAGCCTGTTGGCAAAAGAATGCTACCTTAGGTGCCTTTGTTAAAGTGAATTTGAATCCAACAGGAGACAGAAAATTCCTGTTTTGAATTTGTTGGGTAAATGCGGATCTACTCACAGTCTATACTCTTGTAGAATGTCCAATACTCTATTTAGGGCATCATGAGCACCGTTGTGCCACTCTCCACCCTTTCCATAATTCAATCCATTGTAGAGCTCGTTTTTTAGTTTTAAAACTCTACAGAGCAATTCATCTTTGGTCACGTTATTTTTTGACATTGTACTTGTTGTAATCATACTTCATTGCTTGGAGAGCCCATGCTTGTGTTAGGGTCTTCGGACCTTCTTTCAATAACTGGATTTGATATGGAGATAGACCAGCCTTCCTCTCCAAATACTCCTGTCTCCACGATTTCTGGTTTTGGTTGCTCATCTTCTTTTGCCCACTGTTCAACGATTGCTTCTGACTGTTTATCAACAGACTGCATTTCCATCTCAACTTTACCTTCAATCCACTTTTCTTTTAACCAAGCAATTAAACCTAGTGCAAGATGATTGATGGGAAACTTTTGTTTCTTTGCCCATCTCTCTGCCTTGTGATACCACATTTCTTCGCCACCCCAATGGTGTTCAAATTTGTGTTCCATGGTAATGAGAGTAGGCGGTATATTTATCCATAAAAAAAGGACCCCGAAGGGTCCTTGAAGTTATGTGAAATGAATCACATGAGGTTCTTAACAGAAACTCTTCTGTAGTATCTGTTGGTAGCCGCCGTGATGGCACCGTATGCTTGGGTGGTTCCCTCAGCGAAGGGGTTAGCAACCATGCCATAACGGGTCTTAAAGCCGATCTTGGGCTGGAAGGTGTTCTCCCCAACGGCACGAACCATTTGGAGGGGAACGTAGGGGCAATAGAACAGACCAGCGTCATAGGGGCTAGAACCCTTATAACCAACAACGTAGTACTGCAGAGCAGTGCTGTTGCTAGCGAAGGGATCGATATAGACACGATACTTACCATTGATAGTACCAGCAAAGGTATTGCCAGTGTCATCAACGTTCAGGTTGGCGTTCAGAGCGGGGGTGTAATCAAGTACACCAGCCATGGTCAGAGCAGAGGCAACGTCAGCCGAAGTCAGGATGATGTTACCCTTCCCTCTACGAGTTCTCTGAGCGATAGCGTTCGCATCTCTTTCGATTTGGAACAGGAGACCCTTGAACTTCTCAACCGACCAACGACCGTTGGAGTCGATATCGAGGTCAAATTGACCAGCGGTAGCAACGTTGGTTTGAGCGCCAGCTTCAGCAACCTTATAGATGGTTCTGATAACTTCACGGTTGATCTCAGCCAGAATCTCAGTCGAGAGAATGTTGGCGAGTTCAGCCTCAGCGTTCAGACCGTGGATTGCCTTAAGGTCTTGGGCAAGTTCCAGCGAGTATTCTGCCTTCAGAGCACGGCTCTTAGCAGTAACAGTAACCTTCTCGATGCTGAAGGCCATCTTGTTGAACTCGTCACCGCTCTCACCGAGGGTTTCAGAGTTCAGGGTGCTCATGCCTTGACCAACGCTATAGTCAGCAGGACCAGCATTGGGATCAAGAACACCAGGGTTCGAACCACGCTGAAGGGTTGTACCGAAACCAACGGAACCGCCGGAATCAGAACCACCAGTGTAGTCGCCTTGGTTAGCGTCATAACCTTGACGCTGAGCGGAGAATGCCGAATCGGGCTCGTTGAACAGGGCCTCGGTTCCGGTCATGTTCTCGTAGCGAGAACGCATTGCGAAGATCAGACCAGTGGGGCCGCTCATGGGTTGAACGCCAGCGAGGTCATAAGCGACCAAGTTGGGCATCGAGCGACGGATGAGGCTGATCAGAACGGGGTCAAAACCACCAGTGGGGTTACCGCTGTCGGTTCCACCAGTACCGTTATAGTAAGCACCACCACCAGCAGAGAAAGACTGGGTGGGGGCTTCCATCAGGTTGTGACCACGATTGAAAGCTTGCTCCTCAGAGAGGAACTTTTCTTGGTTTTCCAAGAGAGCGGCAGTTACTGCACGACGATGGGGATCCTTGATAGGATCGCATCCAGCGTAATCCAGAAGGGGAGCCCACTTCTCTTGAAGCTGTTGCGAGTTAAACATGCTTCGTTTACCTGTGATTGTTTGAGTTTACTAAAGGGGTGTGAGATTATTTGTTGCCGAGAGCACGAAGATATGCCGACATGCGACCCGAGGGAGCCGCAGGTACAGTTTCCATACCTTCAGTCAATGTCTCGGTTTGCTCTTTTTTGGCAACGCCTTCGGTGGAGAAATACGATTCTCTCAGAGTTACCAGTCTCTCACGATAGGATTCTTCACTCTCAAACTCAACACTTTCTGCAAGAGATGCGAGTTTCTCCTTCTGAGTTACAGCAAGTCCTTCGGATACGTCCTTAAGGATGTGATCAGCGACGGACTCACCGAGCCTCTGATTCAGAGAAATATTCTTCTCAATTTGCTCGTTGAGTTTTGCCTCCATGTCATCAAGTTTGTCTACCATCATTTCGACAACATCATATTTATCGTCAGGGATATTCACATAATGATCTTCAAAGAGACCTCTCATTCCTTGGAGGAACGATTCGGTCATTTCTGTTTTGAGACCGTGCTC